CTTCTGCAAAATCAAATTTAGCATCATCCTTTGCATTCTCTGCTGTAGTTACTAATTTTTTTACTTCACCTGCAACAATGTCTGCTATTTCTTTTTCATTTACTTTTTCTTCATCGAATCCACCTAGCCCGGCGACAGCTTGTGTAGCAACCTGTTGATTATTTTCTACAGTTGTTACAAAAGGAGTTATATCTTCGAAGAATGCTTTAGTTGCTCTTTCGTAAGAATCTGCTCCACTAATTAGATCAGTGGTAGGATTCATAGGACCTAAAATTACAGTTCTATCTCCTAATCTTATTGTTTTAGATTTAGTTGGTTCTTTAAACTCAGGCGTTGGCGGTAACTCTTCCTCGATATTAAGAGGAGGTTTCCTTACACCTATGACATTGTTTATTACATTATAATACTCTTCAACATCTACAGGACCGCCAGTCTCTTTTCGCCAGTTTTCTTCCCATTCGTTAACAGGAATCCAATCCGGCGATTTGACAATAAACAACTCTCCTAGACCTAAGTCTTCGCTTCTTCTAAAATTGTTTATACGTATAAGTCTTTCATTTGGGTAAAGGCCTTCTTTGAAATCAAATGTTGCTCTTTCAGATGTATCATATGTAAGAACGCCGTCAGTTGCAATAAACGGTTCTTCACCTAATGTGCCTTCATCCGTTTCGTCTTCATCATCATCAGCTTGGTCCCCTGGTGTTTTTCGTTGTGCAATAACTAGGTCCGTGGTTCGGTCAAATCGGCCAACAAACGCCTGTCTATCTCCTGGGTGATAAAACCACATTCTATAAGCTGGTTGACCGCCAAACATTACGTATTCTATATACTCCACTCTCATATGAGTATAACCAGTCTTTGCCTCGTAATCGTCAGGCAATGAAAGATTATCGCTATAATAAGTTACAAAAACTCCGGGGTTTGTGTCCGTATCGGGAACAGGAGTTGGGCGGTCAGCCGGGTTATTGATTTCCCATGAGGACCAAGGACCCGCCTCTTTTGCTGTTTTCCATGGTAGGTATTCAATTTTTTCTACATCAGTTGCAGCTACATAACCAAAGAAAAAGTTTCGTGGCGTGTAGATATTTAAGGGGCCAAAGAGTTCATCAACAGCAACTTCTCCATGTGTGTTTGGGAAACCTTGATCCTCTTCATGATATATTAGAAGTCTAAGATAATCGTCTGGCTGTTTAAAATTTGTATATTGGCTAGGCTCTACCGTGTCGCCCCTGATGAAGTCGCCTTGTCTAACCGGTTGGGGAACTATTGGTTGGCCATTATCAATCCGCTTTAATTTGTATTCTGTTGCGTCTCCGCCAGTCCTATAGTTAATTCGATGGGCGGGCGCAAAACGTGCGTCTCCCTTAACTTTATCATCATAGCCGGCGTACAATCCATCAAAGAAATAATGTGTATCTGATCGATCCCAGCCTAAATCTATGCCAAAAAACTGTTTTATTTCTTCATAGCCTACACGAAGGAATGAAAATCTCTTATTACCAAATGGTTCATCGCTACTAGGTAGATTTTTTGGTTCTTCAATAAGTTCAAATGGTCCTAACGAATCAGTTATTTGATTTTTCAAATATCCTGTGTTTCTTGCTCCTCTTAGCTGTCGTTTGTTCTTAAAGAATTCATCTTCTTTGTATTTGTCGTCATCGTCGTCCGGGGGCGGAGGAGGCGGTGGTGGCTCAAGTGTAATTTTATTCTGTTCAATATATTCATTATAAGATTTAATTCCCGTTCGACTGCCGTTCCTGCTGCTATTTGATCTTCTTATTACAAAACCCGACGGCCTATCAAATGTTTGTCGTTCTCCGTCAAATTCATCTACATCAATTACTGTTACTTCTTGTGCTGTTGGTGCTCTACCATTGACATTTGTTCGGCCTGGTCCACAAGTAATAATTTCATTACCTAGCGCCTTGGGAACTGTAACAAGATTGTAAAACAGTGTTTGATTAACTATAGGAATTACTATTTTGCCTCGGTTGTATTCTGATTTTGTCGGATCAATCCAAAAGTTTCCCTTTTCTTCCGCGCCGCTGAGCAACGACCAGTCACGATCCTTTAATGAATAAAGTTGATGAATATATCTATTAGGACCCTCTACTACACTAAACACCACTGACATGCCGTTTACATCTTTAAGAGGTTCGCCGCCAGGAGACCAACTATACCAATGTACTGTACTAGTAGTTCGTCCGGGTTCGCCTTTTATGCCAGCCGGAGAATCAAAGCCTTGATCTAAACGTTCATTACCAAGGATAAAATTGTTGTTTAACTCTATAGGGTACGAATGTATTTTTCCATCTATAGGCATAGGAAGCCACATCATGCCTATGCCTTCAGTTGAAGTGTATCGGGGTTGAAAGATATGTGGCAATTTTTCCCCAAACCCCATACCAAAAGTAGTTTTATACTGAGTTGCTCTAAGTTCAACATGAGAAGGAACTGTTACGCCGTCCCATATTGGTCCTAAAAATTGTTGGGTATCTTTTGCTCCACGGAAGCTTGGCCACCCTGATACATCACTTGGTCCTCCGTTAGAGACAGGTTCGTTTATCGGAGCCATAATCTTTGAATTTTCGGCAATATCACCAATTGCCTGTGTAACAGCAGCACTAGCTGTTTTTGCTAGAGTTTTAGCGATTGCAGCAGCGCCATCTAACATTTGATCTTTGCCGCTGCTGATATTAGAATTTGATGTTTGAATTGCTGATTTTGCTGCACTAAACGCAGACCTAACAGGCGCCATAATGGTATTGAAGGTGCTTATAATATCATCTATTACAGCTTGATGATAGTCTTGCCATCCTTGCCATTCTACCTTGTTTTCGGCAAGATCAACAACTTCATTAGCATAATTATCTAGGTTGGATTGTGCTGAGACGATGTCTGATACTGCACCCCCTATAATATTATTTTGAACAGCAGCGTCAGCTGCATAGGTTGGAGATTCTGAATCTAATGCATCTAATGCAGCTTGTGCGTCATCGCGGACGACAATAGCCGCGTCTCTTTCAGCTTCTTTTAGAGGAATGTTAGTAGCATACCAAGATTCTGAATTTGATATTTGTGCGAACTCTCTCTTTGCTCTTGCTACCGCTTCTTCATAGGGACGAAGTTTTGAGTTTATTCTTGATACAATGTAGATAAACTCATTTCTAACTGGTATAATTAATTGTGTAAGATCGCCTAAAGTTTTAAAAGTTTCACTACTTGCTTCAATTGCGTCAATTTGTGCAAGTTCTGAATCAAAATTTGTTTGGGCAGCTGTGCTTTTTCCTGTATTAGAAATATCGCCAGTATCAAGATTCATGGTGTCGCAAGAATCAATAGCAAGCTGGGTAGTTTCTAGAATTAATGGTATACTAACTGGCATTGCAATCCTCAGCAGACATTCGGAACTCCTCGTTTTATACTAATATATTTATCTGAGAGGGTTATGCCAATTGAATGCCACTGGTTGTTGAAGTGTATTGTTTTGCAATTTCACCTTCTGTTTTAGCAACGCAAGTTACTGTTGTTGCTAAAATAGAAAACTTTGCATCAGGTGAGACACTAAACATAAATGGTGCTAGTCCCATACCTTGTTGTTGCATAATTAATACCATAGGCTTTTTTAGAATAAACTGTGTTGCAGTTTCATCTTCTAATCGTGCAACAATTTCTTCGCCTGAGCTTAATTTTAGAGACACTGTGTCCCCTGCTTTGTAGGGTGTTTCAATTATCATAAACTATATCCTGTTCCGTTATATCCGGTGTTATCAATGTATTCTATCATTTGTTCGTAGCCGCCTACACTTGTTCCGCTTATCTTAATTTGCGGGAATGTTCTTGCTGTAGGAAACTGTTCAAACAATTCATCACGAGTAAAATCTGTGTCCAGTGTATAGTACTCAAATTTTAGATTATACTTTTCGCAAAATGCTTTTGCTTTTGCACAACTTGGACATGCTGGCTTGCCATAAATTTCAATCATAATGAAAAGCCTTTTAATGAATCCTTGTCTACGTCTTGTTTGATGCCGCCAATGATATATGACTCTACTTCAGTCTCTTGTGGTGCAACTTGTAAGCCTGAGCTACTTAACCAATGTGTAGTCCAAGGAAGTGGGTTAGTGTTTACTGGTTGATCAAATATTGCATTGAGTCCCAGCGCCTTGAGTCTGCGGTTAGCAATGTATTCTACATATTGATGTAACAATGTGCTGTTGAGTCCAATCATTGAACCGTCTTTAAACAAATAGTCTGCCCAGTCTTTTTCTTCTGCAACGCACTCGCGCCACAGGTCGTATACTTCTTCTTGGCATTCTTTTGCAATCTTGGCCATTTCTGGGTCGTCTTTGCCTTGTGCCCACAACTTCAATACGTGTGTGCTTAGTGCTAGGTGTTGTGCTTCGTCACGAGCAATAAGACTAATAATCTTAGCTGAGCCTTCCATTAGTTTTAGTTCGCCAAAGCCAAACGTACAAGCAAAACTTACATAGAAACGCAAGCCTTCTAGAATGTTTACAGTTTGCATAGCAAGATAAAGTTTCTTCTTTACGTCATACATATTGCCTTCGCCGCGATGATTGAATGCATCTACAGCGTCATTAAATGCATCATAGTGTTTGGTAACACTTGTTGCACGAGCAATAATCTTTTCATCATCTAGAATAGTGTCAAACACTTCTGCAGGGTCAGCATACACATTCTTCATAATATGTGTGTAGCTACGTGAATGAATTGTTTCAAAGAAATCCCAAGTAACAATACAGCCCTCTAGTTCAGGAAGTGAAACATGCGGCAAAAATGCTAAACATGGACCACGACCTTGGACACTGTCAAGTAGTGTTTGATACTTTAAGTTTGCTGTAAAGATATGTTTCTGCTCTGGACGGAAGTTAGCAAAATCCGCTCTGTCTTTTTGCAGACTTACTTCTTCAGGACGCCAAAAGTATCCAAGCATAGTTTGATTTAATTTATCAAACACTGGAAACTTAAACACATCATAACGCTGTGTGTTTTGATCTGCTCCGAAGAACATGTTCTGTTTTGTAAAGTCTACTTTTTCTTTGTTGAATACGGTCTTTGCCATCTTACTTCCTCTGTCTGTGTATCTTACTATAGTAGTATAGTAGTTCTATGCGGTTTTGTCAACCGTTAAATTGCGCATGCCTCGCACTCTTCATCGTCATCTTCTGTTATTAGTGTTGGCTGTAACTCAACCTGGGGTTGTTCATCTTCTAGTTCACTTGGATCAGTTTTGTAATCATAAGTGTTTTGGTAGTAACTAGTTTTCCAACCGTACTTGTAAGTGTTTAGCAAATCTTGTAACATTACACTCATCGGCACTTCGTTGTCTGGATATTGTGTTGGATTATAACTCCAGTTACCTGATATAGCTTGATCAAAGAACTTTTGCATTGCTGAAACAATATTAATGTAGCCCTCGTTGCTGGACATTTCCCATAACAGCGTGTAGTGGTTCTTCAGTGTTTGATACTGCGGAACAATCTGCTTAAGAGGCCCTTTCTTTGACTTCTTAACGGACAAGTAGCCTCTAGGTGGCTCAATTCCGTTTGTTGCGTTCGACACAACGGAGCTGCTCTCTGAAGGCATTTGTGCGGACAATGTGCTGTGCCTAAGTCCGTGTTCCTTGATGTTATTCCGTAAAGTCTCCCAATCATAGTTTAATTTATTCTCCACAATCGTATCTACATCTGCCTTGTATGTGTCAATTGGCAAGATGCCATCAGAGTATTTAGTGCGGTTAAAGTACTCACAAGCGCCTCTCTCTTGCGCTAATTTGTTGCTAGCTTTAAGTAAGTAATATTGAAATGCTTCTGTTAAATCGTGTACCATTGTCCATGCTTTTTGGTCTGCATAGTTTACGTGATGTTTTGCTAGATAGTGTGCTAGTCCAATGTATCCTACACCCAACGAACGTCTTGCTTTTGTGCTAATTTCTGCTGCCTTAATTGGATATTTCTGGTAGTCAATAATCTCTTCTAGCGCACGTACTGCAAGCTCACACAGTTCTTCTAAGTCGTCTAAACTTTTAATTACACCTACATTAATAGCTGACAAAATGCACAATGCAATTTCACCTTCTGGGTCATCAATGTGTGTTAACGGCTTTGTTGGAAGCGTAATTTCTTGGCATAGGTTACTCATATATACTTTGTCTTTGAACGAGCTGTGTGTATTGCAATGATCAACATTCATAATATAGATGCGTCCTGTCTCTGCACGTTCTTTAACTAGAGCAGAAAACAATTCCATTGCTGATATCTTAGTTTTCTTAATACTTGTAGCTCGTTCGTACTTTTCATATAGCTCTTTAAATACATCAGCATCACCAAAGTATGCTTCATATAAACCCGGTACATCGTGTGGCGAGAAAAGAGTTATATCTGCGCCAGATAACAATCTTTCATACATGGTTTTGTTTAACTGTATACTGTAGTCTAGTTTACGTACACGATTATCTTCTGTGCCTTTGTTGTTCTTTAGCACAAGGATGTCTTCAATTTCTTGATGCCAAAACGGAAAGTGTACAGTAGCACTTCCGCCGCGTACTCCGTTTTGTGTACAGCAACGAACAGTGCTTTCAAACTTCTTAAGGAACGGAATGATGCCTGTGTGTGCTACTTCGCCGCCCCTAATTTTAGAATTCACGCCACGTATTCTTCCAGAATTGATACCAATCCCCGCACGTTGCGCTGTGTAACGGCCAATAGCCATGTCGCTAGCAAAGATGGAGTCAAGAGTATCATCACTATCAACCAAGACACAACTAGCAAACTGACGAACAGGGGTACGAACACCAGCCATAACGGGGGTAGGTATGTTGATTCTAAAAAGTGAGGTCGCATCATAATATCTCCTTACGTAATGCATACGTGTTTCTTTTGGATAGCCTGCAAATAGTGTTGCTGCTATCATCATGTACATAAACTGAGGTGTTTCAAAAATTTCGCCTGTTGAACGATCTTGGCACAGATATTTGTCAACTACTTGACGCAATCCTGCATAGGTAAAGTTTTCGTCTCGCTTGTGACGAATATAACTGTCTAGTGTTGTAATTTCATCTGCTGTATATTTTTCTAATATTTCTTTGTCGTAAACGCCTCTATTAATATTGCGATCGATATTCTGTTGCAATGTAATAGCATTATATTCGCCAAACACTTGTTTGTTTGTACCGTAAGATAATAATCGCGCTGCGGCATACTGGTAGTTTGGAGCTTCTAAACTGATAAGATCATTTGCGCTACGCACAAGTACTTCTTGTATTTCTCCTGTACTCATACCGTCGTAAAACTGTAAATTAGCATTCATTTCAATTTGACTAGCACTTACTCCTGCTAAACCATCACAGGCATGCATGACAACTTTATGAATTTTGTCAATATTGATGTGTTCTTTGCCGCCGTCACGCTTGACGATCATGATTCCGTTTGACATTTTTTCTCCTACTGGTAATTTGATATTTATTGTATTGGTGGCATGCTATGTTCAAATTGCGATTGCAGAGCTGATGGTAACTCGTTAGAATGAACATGTACATCTCCTTTGAATCCTACGACACGATCGTCAACGAAAAGTAAAAAATACGTTGCTGATTTTTCTCTGTCATGTGTAATATGTATCTTGTAAGATGCTTGGGATAAAACGTCTGTTAACTGTAAGGTGTAACAAATTGCAAGTATCTTAACGAACGGACAATAATTATTTTCAGAAATAAGTTCCCACGGATCAGGCCAAGTGCTAGGCGTATAAGGGTCCGTGGCAATTGTATGGAGTGGTGCTTTGTCAAAAAAATCTATAGTATCTTGAATAGGATTTTTTGATTTTTCTAATTCTAGTCGAAAGTTACGCCAAATAGGAAGGCGTTCTTCGTACTCTGATTTAAACATTAAGACCTGACACTTATTCTGTATTTAATTTTTGCTTCTTCTTCTATACTGATTAAGTTTAACATAGAAAGGTCTACTGTGTCAACCAAAGAATCAGAATTTTTGTCAGATAGTGTTAAACTGAATTCTAATCTTTCCTCATATGGATTAGCATTATCAACTAATCCTATGTAGTCAAATTCATCTGAGATTTGATGGTCGCCGGTTGAAGGGTTAATTGTTATAGTTAATGTACCTGTCCTTGTATAATCTAATACTAGACTTTTATAGATATAATCTACAGTAATAGATTTCTTTGAGTCGGCGGCGAGCCCTATAATCTTAGTAGGAGCAGGTGAATATTTAATCACAGATTCGTCTAGTTGGTGTGTGTAACGCATATCAGATATAACATTTCCTTGTATTTCAGCAGGATATACAGCATCTCGATATGTTACGTTATTGCCTAAATCAATTGACCGTTGGAACCAATCATCGTTACTTTGATTACGATCATCAACAAAATTTATAATAGGAAATTGTGCGACATTCGGTGAGCCGTTGTTATCTCCAACATTATAAAACCTATTGTTTTTACTAAGATTATAATTACCTTTAGTTACAAGTATACCTTCTTGCGCAATTAAATCAAACTTTGAATTTTGTATAAGTGTGTGAGAAGGTCCTTTTGCTTGTCCTATCTGCGAATCAATAGATTGAGATCCTAAATCAAAACCTTTTAGACAATCATTAAAAGAACAAACGTCAAAACTATTGTTTTTAACATCATCGTTTGATACAACTGCTGCTCTTTTGTTTCTTATTTCTATGCCAGTAAAGTAGTTGTTATTTGTAGTAACTACTCCGCTTTTAGCAACCAATTCAATACCCACGTCATCAGGGCCTGTTGGATTGGTTGTTTGCCAACCTGGTTGATCGGTTGGTCCATTACCGGTACCGCCAGCAATTTCAATATTTGAGAAGATGCTATCTCTACAACAATCTAACATTATTCCAGTCTGGTCTAAAGAAAATAAAGTAAATTCAGATAATTTTAAATTCTTACATTGATTTCCTGTTGTTGTAAAATCTCTGTCGCCAATTAAACCAGGCTCTGCTAAACTATTTTGAGTTCTAAACATTGATTGTGATAACGTTCGGGTTGCTCGAAAAATTGTTTTGTCTATGCCTGCGCCTACAATTGATGCAAAAGGCGGTATAAAAACTGTACTTGATATGTCATATATACCTGGAGGTACATAAAGAACTACTCTTGCTGTTTCTGTATTTTTTGTAGAAGGTCCTAAAAATAATTGATCTAATGCTCTTTGTAAAATTGTAGTATGGTCTGTGCCGTCTCCGGTTGACCCAAAAGATGCAAGACTAACAATTTCATCTAATCTTGATTGAAGCGTTCGCTCTACTGGACTGTTTGAAGAAATTCCTGTTTGTATTGTTGTTCCATCTTTGTAAACATATTGATCAGCAAGTTGAAACAAATCATCGTGTTCACTAAGTAGTTTTGTATTACCTACATAAGGTGCGCCTTCAGAAACTGCACCATTACCTATAAATATTTCTTGCGAATCGACTGCCCAACCAAATTCACCACTTGCTAATTGGGGTAAGTCAGTCCTTCTTCCTCTACGAATTTGTATTCTTGAAATTGATACGACAGCCACTTGTGTCTCCTACATTGTAATTATATGTATTTATTCAATTAGTCAACAACAATAATATCATCGTCGGGTAATTGCCGTAGCGATGGTAGCTGCTGTTGGCGTTGTGAAGTATTGTGTTCGTTATGTATCAAACTAATATTAAATCTAACTCTATTCAAAGCGTATGCTGTGTCACTCCATAGTCTATCACCA